GTAAAACCGGTCGGCGGGTGTGCATCATTCTACACAACGTGCTTACTTTCGTAAGGAACGATATATGGAAATTGATTTACACCGCGAATGGGGGTCTTCGCAACGGGTTGTCTTAATCGGCAATCAGCCTGTGAAGGTTCCTTTTATTCTTTCTGTTCCTGTTAAAGTTAAGCTACCTATCCGTAAATGGATCTTATTTCATGGTTTCGAGTGGACGCAATCCTTTGTGAAGCGATTGTGCACTTGGGCAATCCACATTGTGAATCGCGAGAAACTGTTTCGTTTGGAATGGATCCGTTATGAGCTTTACCGAGGATTTATGATTCCTCGGTTCGAGATAATGCGATCGCTAGTAGATAACGTGATTGCGAACAACCTCAAGATGATACGCATAATTTTATCGTATCTAAAATCTTGGAAAATCCGATGTCCTAAGAAACCTGACGGAATTGCGTCGATTGTTCGGACGCCAATTTCCATCTTGTCTAACAAACATCTGGAAATCTTGCTCGCAGGTAAGTCTTTACCGCGTATTCCTCAGTATGTGTTTGAGTCGGAGCGTTTCATCATGTCAGAAAAGTCATGGGCTTTGCCCGATGGCTCGACATGTAGGGGTCCAATCTGCCATCGTCCAGTATATCTACTGAAGGATGGAAAGTTATTGATGCGCTCAGCTCCTTCTGAGCATCTATACGAGAATTATGCTCATGACGCGTCGGGAAATCCGACGTTGATTCATGAGGTCGTATCAGATACTGGAGTTACTGTTCGTATGAGCGGAAACGTCTCGTACACATTGTCACTCCCGACATTTCGGAAGGAGGTATGTACTCGATCGATCGGAAAATTATCAATTGTGTATACACAAGGCAAGGCTCGAGTCATCTTAATAGGTGATTATCGCGCTCAGCTTAAGTGCTATAGGTTGGGTAACTTTCTTCGTGAATATCTATGGAGTCTTCCTGAAGTTGCTTCAGGTGACCAAAGTAGATTCGAAACTAAGATACGTTCCTGGCTTAGCCAAGGATACACGTGCGCTAGTTTAGATCAATCAGAGTTTACTGATCGATTAAGCTTAGATGCTCAAATAAAGGTATTGAGTACAATGGGTTGTGAGCCGTCATTCCTTAATTTCTTGAAGTATCCATTTTGGTATCAACCGAATCGCTTCAGGGAGAGTGGCGGTGCTAAACTGAAACAAGCAACTTATAGTAATGGCCAACCCATGGGCTTATTTGTATCATTCCCAATGGCTGAACTATTGCATTATCTAGTGTGTAGGCAGTCGTGTGACGGATTTGGTACTGAGTTTGTTGTTTGTGGAGACGATGTTGTTTTAGCGAACAAGGATAAAACACTGTTACAAAGAAGTGTTTTCTGGTATAAAAAGTGGATTGTTGAC